CAGGTGTATGCCCCGTATGTCTACCGGGGCCGGATTAACCTGGCCCAACAATTCAAAGTGCCGTCCACCAGTTGTATTGATGCAAATATCCGTTTTTTCAGGCTGCTCAAAAGCATCCGAAAAGCCTCTGGTAATCCGACCTGACGTATCCAGCCGAATATAATGCTTGTTATAACATTCGTCCATAACTACACCTCCTTATAACCTTGCATCTGCTGTATATGCGAGACTATACCATTTCCCGGGCGTAAGTGTTGCGCCCGTAATCCCATAAATGTATTTTATTCCTTTAACATCCGCTGATATTATGCAGTCCGTAATCGTTAATATAGATCCATCATCAACTTTCCTGACTTTGTTATTGAGTATACTAATCGTTGGAGCCACACGCTTTTCAACTTTAAACATAGCTCCTCCATGCAGGGATGTTGCGGTATCGGCATAAAATTGTGTGGAATTACTAACATCCTGATAAGATTTTTCATATTTTCTTTGGCTCTTTTCCAACTCTATGCTAATATCACTTGGCACATATGCCGTTGCATGGTTCCCTAATTCCAGTTTCGGCTCCTTTATGTAAATATTAGTTGCTGGAAGTTGAGGCTTCAAAGCATCATCAATCCGGAAGATTGCAAAAGCAATCCAAGCCATTGCGCTTGTCAGTGATGGCATTGCAAAGGTTATTTCGCGCTTAGTCCATGTCGTTGTTATGTTATAAGTCTGTATAGTGGTCTCAGCACTATCAGTACTCCTTGTATAGCAGGTCTTTGCAGTAAAGGCGGCGTCTGCTTTCACATAAAACGATAACGTAACAGTTTTACCACTTAATTCGGCCGCGATGCTTTCATTCAGTTCATACTTTTGTTGCATATAATATCTTTCAGCGGCATTTGAAGTCATTTTCATGTAGTTGTCAACGATATTTACTGTATCATTAGTGGAGTTTGTACCTACTTGCCACATGTCGGCAGTGTAGGCCCCTCCTGTTGTCAGAGTAAAGCTCTTTCCATCTTGGCAGACCTGGAAACCAGAATTGCTGAACAGATTTATTCCAGATTCTTCACCCTTCGTCACTTTTTGGGCCAACTGCGAACTAACTGCGGTACTGACCGGCTTATCTAAATCAGATGTATTATCTACATTCCCAAGTCCTATCTGCGCTTTTGTTACTGCATGAGGATTATTCTTATTATTAACATGTCCCTCGTGGTCATCATCTAATTCTTTTAACTGTGTATCCAGAATATCCATGTTACCATTAAAATCGTCTACTGAATAAAAATCCGTTGTATCTGGCTTTTTAAAATTAAAATTAGTTGTTTGCTTCAAGTTATAACCTCCTCTCTCAATCCCCCATAGGTATAGTTATGCAGGTGCGCATGGGTAAACTGGTGCAGTGTCAAGTGTTGATTGTACAATAGAGATAAATCAATCACCATGTTGCACGGCACCATATTTTGTAATAAATTGCCCACAGAATCATAATTCTTCTTGCTGACCAATGCCACCTTGACGGTGATTTTATAAGAATCATACCCAATATCTAAAAAATACCCCCCTTTCCCACACAAAAGTTCTAGTCTTTCTCTTAAAACTTTAGCGGTATAAGGTATTGCATTATTCCAAACACTAAGTATCCGAAATTTCCGATTGTCTAAAGTGTCATCATCCAGTGCTTGGATTCCGAATAAGTTTTCGAACATTTTAATACCTACCACATCACAGGTATTAATAAATTGGTTGTTCAAAACCACTTCACTTTCATCGGAAACAGCTTGAAATTCCGGATTTTCGGTTTCCATAATAGTCTTCATTTCCCGAATTTCCTGAAATAATGCAGGAAGATAACTTAATAAATCAATTTCCCTTATCATGTAGTTACACCACCCATCACAGGAATCTGGTATTGACTACATGTCAGATTAGCAGCAACCTCATTTATTTTAGTGCCTGTAATATCAAGAATTCCGGTTATGGAAAGCAACCGGGATTCTATCTGTGCAATTCTCACAATCAATTCAGTTTGGTTTGCCCAGTCTTTTCTAAGCTCAAGCAAATACTCTGAAATTACTTGGATTATTTGAGATTGTAATGAACTGAAATTATATCCAGTGTCATATGTAATCTGTGTATACACATTAATTGAAACTTCCTCTACTGTGTCAACAGTTACGACATGCCCAACCGGTGCAAGTCCATTTCCTTCACCATCTTGACTTGGATCAATAGTATTCTGAACATTTTGAATCAAAATTGAACTTGCTTTATTGAAATTCGCATCAAGGATTGTCAGCTTAACAGTGCCTCCTCCATTCCATACAGGTGTAATTTTTGTTGCCCCTACTCCACTAATCGCATTTGTTTTTTCGAGGTAATCCGCTTTATTCCCACTAAAGGACTGTGTATCAAAAGATGCAAAATATCTGGTACGCAAGTCTTCCGTGCCCTCTTCGTCTTCGCCGGGGACAAGCACTTCGGTCAGTTCGGCAGTCTCTAAACCATCGATATAATCAATTGGGATGAGTGTACCAAAATATTGATTTCCGGTAGTTCCAACAGTCTCACACGTAAGTTGATATATCCCGTCAGATTCCTTGGCTGTCACGGCGTAGTTCAAATCGTTCAGGGAAAACCTTGAACCTATTGGAATGTTCAGTGTTGACGGAGTAAATTCTCCTTGTAACACCGCATAAGTGGCTTCATCAGGTTCAAGCCCTCTTTCCTTTGCTCGTCGGATAAGGTATTCCCTTGATGCGGTATCTCCAAAGGTCTCTGACAATATTACATCCAATTCAATATACATCAATTGTAGTTCAACGGCAGCCGGGGCCAGGGCATCATAGATTACGCTTCCCTCCCGCTTATCTACTTTATCAGATACACGGTCAAGCATACGTTGCAAAATTACATCATAAGTCATAGATTCATACATCAGATATTCACCGCCCTTTCTGCTTCTACATCACCATAAATAGTGTGAACCGTAAAAGATACGCTGACTGTACCCTTTTTTGTGGTAAAGGAAAAAGCATCCACACTGGATATCCTTGTATCCTGTGTCAATGCTTCCATTATTCTTCGTTTTAGCTCTGGCATAACATAGGTGACTGGTTCACCAAACAAATCCTCTGTCTCTACCCCATAATCCCAAGAATAAATAATATGCTGATATCGTTCTGTATTCAGGGCCTTGTAAATTGCCTGTCTCACAGCTTCCAGTTCATCACAGGTACCGGTGATCACACTGTTTTTCATGTTCAGCTTATAGGTTTTACTGGGCTGTTCCTCAACCGTAAAGTCTTCCGCCAAAAATCCGCTTGTACTTGGTATCATGATGCACCCCTATCTAGGACAACATACTTCTGTCCCCCCTGAACCCGTAACAGAATTACACTATCCCCGGTAACCAGTTCGGAAGCACTGCGGGTAAGGACTAATTGTGCTTCCGAAAGGTTCAATTTTTGTTCAATGTTGATTATCAAAGGGGATACACTTGTCACCTTGCCGTACACGACATTCACAGGTTTTGCTGCCTCAATTGCTTCAAGAGCCGACTTTTTCACGGCTACCAGTAAGTCATTAAAATCAAGCAACAAACTCACCTCCTCTAAGTGTCAGGTTCATCCAGTGTTCATTTTCGCTAAATGTATGCTTTGCTTTCTCCACCAACATATAGTTGTTCAGTGTCACATCACCAAGGTTTAATTTCACCACCACCATACTTCCGGCCCGGACACTCGTATTTCCAATAGCATCATCAATGGAAAGTGTCCTTGTCTTATTGTTGTATAAATTCAAGAGTGCATCTGCTTTTGCTTTGCCGTTCTCACCCTTTTTCAGAGTATCAAAATACTGCAACACGCCCCAAGCATTAATATTTTTGGTGCTTTGAGCAATATATACTTCACGTTTTTTTGTATCCTCATTATCATAAGTCAGCTTAACCTTGTTGTAGGTATTATCATCAATACTGGAAGAATAACTGTAATTTTGCCCGGTTTCTTCATCAATCAGAAGATTCAGTTTCATGCTGGCGATATTTTTCAAGGTGAGCGCTCCAAAATCATCATACAGGACATACATTTCCTTTTTGTTCGTCACGGTCAAATCCAGGGCATTTCCAATCATATCAAACAGTGCTGTATTTTCTTCAACCCTGGACGCAATTTTGTAGCCCGTGTCTTCTATGGTCCCTACATTCAGGTTATAGTCTTTTGCGACCATTTTTATAAATTCTCCTGCCGTTTTATTTGTGTAGACATAAGTATCCTTATTTTTTAAATATCGGAGTTGATCGTAAGCAGTTACGGAAATGGTACCTTCCTTGTCACGTTTTTGAGTGAAAATGAAGCCATTAAAAATTTTTTTATTATCCACTTTAAAACTCAAGTTATTACCTTCTGTAAAATTAACACCATCATACAAATAATCAAATGTTAATTGCCCCGGTACTCCTTTTCGTTCGGTGGACCATTCAATCCCTTCTTCTACGCAAGGCTGATAAAATTTTCCGTTTTTTTCAATTATTAATTCAACGTTCACGATACCCTCCCTTCTATACCGGAATAGTTAAAGTTTGGCCTACAGTTAAGCTGTTTGCATTTTTCACTTTGGCTTTGTTCGCATTCTGAATTTTAGTATATTTGCTGCCATCACCATAGTAATACTTTGCTATATTCCAAAGACAATCACCGGATTTTACATTGTAGTTTTGAGGTAATTTGGATGCCGGTGAATTAGTAGATTTCCGGCTTTTCTTCACTGTTGCCTTGCTATTCTTTATAGTAACAGTTTTCGTACCGTACTCCTGATATTCTTTGAGGTTTACGGACACGGACACATCAAATCCGTTATCCGCATCTTCCTCAATATCATAATCTTCCAGGGATACAATCTTTTCTGTGTCAAATAGCAAGTCCCCATTCGGAAGTGTTCTTACAACCTTAAAACTAAAGGGGTCTTGACCTGTTTTTAATTTTTCTATCCTATCAAGAAAGTACTTAGCATTTTGAAAACCATTTTTATAAGTTGCAATTGATTTAGGATACTGTACGTTAGGAAGCAAAATTTCAAAACTTATATCTGTCAATCCTGCTTTTTTTAATACATTTATTTCACCATTATCAATCAAGGTATAAGTTTTGTTCTGATTATTAATTTTCAAGGTCAGCTTTGGGGGTGCAACCGGTAACAACAGTTTATCCAGATAAAAATAATACATTATGTATGCACCCCTTCCGCCGCTTTGCCCATGGCTTCATTGACCCCTGT